TTATAAGAGGATTAGATTTTCTATCTAAAATCAAATCACCTGCCGGGCCATATATCTTTGCGTATACAGTTTCTGTTGGATATGTAAGCGCTAAATATTTTTTTGTCGAGATATTAAAACTAAGTGAAGTAACCATTTTTCTTGTAATTTATACACAAAGATAAAAAAAATAGGGTACAAACTGTACCCCATTTCAGATTATTTGTATCTTTTGTTTATGACAAAGCCTTCTTCAACTGATTGTATAACTTCTTCTCTTTAGAGACATACGCAATCAAGAGTCCTTTTGCGTCAAATGGGATGTCAGCAACGATAGTTTCTTTGCCGTTGATAACCATAAGCACCTGGTCTCCATCCTCATTAGACTTCAACAAACCTGTTGAGATTGCCTTTTCTACAAGAGAAGTAACCTCGTCGTCTACAGCGTCTTTATCAATTTGCTTAATCAAAAACTTCTTAAACTCAATGTTTGAGTCCATGGTACTGAAGATTTTTGCCAAGATAACATCTTGAGTGTCATCCTCATCAATCACCATAAATGTTTTAGCGAAAGCGAATAACTTGTCTTTTGGCATCTCACCCAAAGCAACTTTAGTTCTTGCCTCTGACATAGTTGAGCTAGTCTTTTGTTCAACAATTTTGTGTTGGATGATAAATTGAAATGGAGAAGATGATTGACCTACTTTTCCATTTTTAAACAACTTACTGAAGTTGTAACAAAACCAAAGAAGTTCCATGTCTTCTCCTGGCTTGAATACAAAAGATTGGTCTAACACAATGTGGCTATCTTCAAAATAAGAAGACCCATCACCGCGATATTTTGCAGGAAGGTATGAGAAACGAATTTCTCTTTGTTCACCTGTGTTGTAATCAATCCAAGTATTTGAAAGATTTATACTGAATGTTGGTGTTGAAAATACATACGGTGAATTAGGATTGTTTGTTTCAATTTTTTGAACAACTCCTGTATTGTAAGTAATACGAACAGCTTTTTTCTTGTTCATATAATCAGGAAACACTTCGATTAATTCATCAATATCCTCTTGATCTAAAACGAATTTTTGGCCATCTTGAAATAGCATAGTTGTAAATTTATTATTGTTTTTATTTTGTGTGTGTTTTTGTAATTAGGGGGGAGAGTTTCCCCTCCCCCTTTTATTACAGTATAAGATAACCTAAAATTAGGCTGTGATACGAGTGAATTGCTCCAATGTGAAGAAGTCAAATCCAAGGTCAGATGACAAGTATAGACGAGCAACGTCACTTGGTCCAATCTTACGAGCAGAAGCACGACCATCGTCTGTGATTTCCATGAAGCGGCTATATCCGTCCATCTCCTTGTAAACCAACTCGATACGATTGCGAAGAACTCCTTCAGCGTCTTGAACTTTGTTCAATGGGATAATCCATCCACGCTTACGAAGAGGTGCAGAGTTACCGTAGTTAGCAGCAGTAGTTGCAGGGTCTTGCATGAAACGAGCTTGTTTCAAAGCGAAGTTGTAACCGTCAACATTAAGTGCCTGCCAAGAGAAGCTAGAGAATAAAGTCTCAGTTTGCTCCATGTTACCACCGAAGAACACGTCAGCCATGCTTTGAGTAGTAGCGTTAACCAAGTTAGCGTTTTGGTAAGTATTACCACCCGCTGTGTTGTTTAAGCTGCTATTTAAGCTGCTGTACAATTCTTGAGTCAACCAAGCAAGGAATAAGTTACTTGAATAACGGCGACTCATTACGTTAGCAATAGTACGCAAGTCAGCAACATCAAAGTTTGTACTAGCTGAGTGAGAATAACCACGAGAAGCAATCTCATTATCAAGACCAGAGAAAGTTTGAGGAACTCCTGAGTTAGTCGCTGAAGTTCCGAAAATCATTGATAAAGCGATTTGCTTAATCAAACGATATTCAGCCTCGTCTTGACCTTCGTAGAAGAAACCGTTCATTTTCTTAGTCTTGCCCTCACCGTACTCAACCTCCATCCATTGTGGGGCGTTAGTTTTTTGAGTACCAGAAAGTTGGTAAGTCTCTTTGAAGATTTGAGTCTTCCAGTTGTACTTAGTCCAGAAAGATTGAGAAGACAATGGTTGGTCTGTTCCCTCATCCCATGCAGAACCTACTACAACGAAGATATCACCTGCGCCAACTATTTCAGAGGTAGAAGATAGAATAGGCTTGATAGATACAGTAGTTCCAGAAACAGCAGTAACTAAGTATTGTGGTAAATTAGCATTACTAGTGTTCATGATAATTTGACCTTTCTTAGCGTAAGTATAAGCCGAAGGTTGGTCAAGGTATGGACCAGAACCATTAGCGTTGTTACCCAAGAAAGTCAATGCATTATTAGTGCCAGATGTTGGGGTGTTCGGAGCTACATTGCCACCTGCAATAGGGTCAGAAACAATATCAAAACCAGCGCTAGGAACAACAGTTACCTCAGCAACAGCAACGATAGGAGCGTCATAAAGACCTTTTTCCCAGTGCCATCCTGTAATGTTCTGAACACCACGCTTCATTCCTAATCCCATCAAAAGTTGGAAGTCAGAAAGACCGTTGTCTCCGAATTTGTTTTTAAGTGTACGCAAGTAGTGAGGCACTAATAAGCCTGTCTGATAACTTGCGTCAAAAAGTGATAAAAGCGAGCCATCTAAACCTGATGTAGCTACCGCATTATTTGAACCAGTTCCAAAAGCCATTTTGGTAAAGTATTAATTAGTAAAAAATGTTATTTTCCTTAAATCTGTCTTTCAAAGTATTGCAACAATTGACTCTTCTCATTACTTCCACCCTGCTTTTCCGGTCTAGCAACAGACGATCCGTTATGAAACTCTTTAACCGTTTTTTCAAGGGCCTCCCCTTTAGCGGCTGATATAAGAGATTTATAAATATTGGCTGCTTCTAAATTTTCTATTCGGCTCCGAACATATGTGTTTATAAGCTCAATACTTTGGTCATCTGGTAAAGATGGATTTGAAGCGATGATATTTGTAATCTCTTTTTGGAGTTGAGTTCGGGTCTCCGCAGACACCTGCGCCTTCACTTTATATCCTTCAAGGTCATACTCCACCTCTTTCAAATCAGTCAGTTTTTCAATTGTCGGCTTCCATTCCTGAACAGCCTTTGCAACAGTCTCTTTAGACTCGTTATATTGGTTACGCAAAGATGCAACAAAATCTTTATTCTGTCCAATATTTTGCAATTTTTCTTCTACTACAGCAATATTTTTTCCAATCTTCATCTTCATCACCTTTGGAGCGTCATCAAAAGTAACATCAGCGTAGGTGTTGTTCTCGTCTGCAATTGCCTCACATAGATCTTCGAAAGACATATTCTTCAAAAGATCAGGCTCTTGAATAACTTGTGCAAGTGCCATGACTTGAATTGGGTTCTGCTTAATCTCATCAGGAGTTTTCCCAACAAATTTATCTGCAACATCTAAGTCATTAATCCCTGTGTTTCTGATAAATGAGTTAAGACTAGCAAGTCTTTCATTTGCAAACGGAGACTCTAATTCTTTTAGTAAAGTTTCTTGTTGAGAGATAAGAGGCTCATACTCGTCATACTTTTTCGCTCTTTCCTCGTAGGTAGAATACTTCTGCTTAATCGAGTCAATAGACTCAAAGTCACCGAAGATTGCCTTTAGGTCAGATGCTTTAAAGGTAGTGTCTTCGTTAATAATTGTTTCTGCTAAAGGAGCAGGTTCTCCACCATCGCCACTTGGTGTTGGTTCAAATGCAGGCGCTTCTTCTCCAGAAGACATCGGTGTTGGAGTCGGGTTCTCCACGCCTAAGAAACTAAAAATGTTCGTAGGCGTACTTTGTTCTTGATTTTCCATTATGTGTTGTTTTTGTGTTTATGCGCTTGGTTTACGGAACTTCCCTGTAATTTCAGCACCGGTCTGTTCCTGTAAATATGCCTCTGCTTTAATTTCCTCAATTGTTCCTTGAGTTTCAGCGGCAATAATCATTTGCTTTTCTTTAACTCTAATGTTAGAGAGAGCCGCTTCTTTCTCCACCTCAATCTTTGCAGCCATCTGCAACAATTCCATCTCACCTTTCTGTTTCATCAACTCTAACTCTTGAAGAGATTGTGCTTGAGCCTGTTGGTTTTGTGCAGCCATCTCATCGTTGTACTGACGCTTCTTTGCACTCTTATATGTCAAATACCAAGTAGCCTCTTTTAATCTACCTTTCTCTAACATTTCTAAAATCATAGTGTAGTCAGAAAGTTCAATTTCAGGCATCCCGTTTCGACCTACTTTAAGAGCAGTCTCTGCCGCCTCTGCAATTTTAAACTTCTGAGTTGCTGATATCTTATTGCTTAGAGATATTCCTAACTCATCTAAAGTAAAATCAGCAGCAGGCATTAAATAGTCAATAGAAGTTTTGCCGAACACTTCCGCGTAATAATCCTTTACCTCGCTATCAAAACGCATGGTAGTCATAGCACGAAGAGCAATATTTTGACCTGCCTTAACTTTCAAACGCTCTAACGCTTGTTGTAGTGGCCACAATGCATTATTACT